TTATTTGTTGTTTTGAATGTCATTAATGATTTCATAATAAAGGCAGTAACTTCGTATGGGTTTGCGTTGGAAGCAGGTCGTCTATCTTCAAAGTATCCGCATTTATTATTATATACAGATAATGGGATACGGATGGAACATCCACGGTCACGAACTCCAATTTTAAATTCGTCAATGCTGCAAGTTTCGTGATTACCAGTTAATCGCAGATTGTTATCATTACCATATATTTCTTTTGATGTTGAGTGTGTTTGTCGTAGTAAGGGTTCAATGTTTTCAATTTCAGTTAAACCGCCAGGACTTCGCATTTCAATGGTAGATACATTGGTATGTAATCCAGACCCAGAAAAGTGTGCGAATGGTTTGGGATGAAAAGAAATGACGCAATTAAATTCTTCTGCTAATTTAGTCAAGATATAACGGGCAGTCCATAAATCATCAGAAACTTGTAAAGCATCAACACAACCAATTTGAAATTCCCATTGACTGGTCATTACTTCGGCATTAATGCCACAAATATTAATGTTTGCTTTTAAACAATATTCTAAATGCTTATCTACCAAAGCACGACCATAGCATCTATCAGCACCCGCGGAACAATAAGAATCACTATTATCTGGACGATTGTACGTACTCCAATTATAAGGTTTTTCAGGATTATTGTTATCAATCATAATATATTCTTGTTCAAGACCAAATAAGAATTGTTTATCGGCATTTTGCATGGCAACTTCGGCACAATGGACTCGTTTGTTTGATTCTAATATTTTATTTTCTTTGTCATAAGTGTCGCAAAGGACTAAATAAGAGGGTACAGTTGATATATTATAAAAAGGGTTTGGGTATAATTGGACGGGTTTGATAATAATATCGGAAGAAGAGCCAATAGCTTGACCGGTTGAGCTACCGTCGTAATTCCATTCTGGAATGTCAGATAATAGTAATTCTGTTTCTGTATTTGTGGATGGAGTAGATAAAGTATGAATTTTTACTTTTGAACGAGTGTTATTATATGCGTCAATCCAAATATATTCTAATAAAACTTTGGACATAATATTATATACATAAATTAATATTTATATATAATTTATTTAACGATATAGATGTAAATATTTATTGATTGTGTGTATAAATAAAAACCCTTGTGTATTATATATGTCAATGTTTTTTTTTAAAAATAATGGTATGAATAATAAGGAACCAATTAATAATATTTTATATAGTAAAAAAAAGGATGTATCAATGAAATTAAAAACTGTTATAAATGGAGAGTCGCTTTATCAGCTGTGTTTTAATAATTGTATGTATCATATATCTACGAATAGAATGTATGTGGGAATAATAATTGATGGTAAAATGCATATATTTAATACAAGTCAAAATAGTGATGATATACCCGACACTATTAGACAATCGTTGCAGTTTATGAATGAAGAAAGTTTTAATATGTATTTATTAACAACGTCATTTTTTAAATTAAATAAAGCAAATGGGGACCGAGAAAAGCGACTTGAATATACTAAGCGATTGGATGCTATATTAAATTTCAAGTATTATTTACATTTGCCATGTGAAGATATTTTAGATTTGGAAAGTGTGCAATGGGAGATTGAAAGATTAAATTATGTATTTATGAGAAGTAATCCATCGTTAGAACTAAAAATGGATTATAAATTTAATTTTGAAAATGGTAGTGAGATAACTTCTTATTCAAATGGTAGTGGAATATTGTTGTTATGTTTGATGGATAATAATAATTGTATATCTTCTCTTTCCATAGAAATAATTAAAAATGAATTGGTGATAAGTTCTAAAACAAATCCAAGTTATTTTGGACGTAAATATAATAAATTATTAAGAGCAGTTATTATTATGATTGCTAATAAAATAAATCCAAATATAAATAAGGTAACATCATATGCGATAAATCCAATATCATTGTATTTAATGGTGACAACTTTTAAAGGAACCAGTGATGAAATACATTTTAATACTTTTATAAAAGATAAAACCACACCATTTACATTGGAAAATATTAAAGATATAATGAAACAAACTGGTGGAATAGAGGTATATGTGCCTTTAACTGATGAAAATATAAGTAATGCTGAAAGTGTATTTAATAGTTATAATTCATTGTCTCTTGGAGGAAAATCAAAGAAAACTACAAAATCAAAGAAAACTACAAAATCAAAAAAAACTACAAAAATAAAAAAAACTACAAAAATAAAAAAAACTATAAAAATAAAAAAAACTATAAAATCAAAGAAACCAAAATATAAAAAAATGAAATAATTATGTTTGATGTGTAAATAATTATTATTATAAATATATATTTTCCGTAAAATGACTAAAATTACTCAGGAACATATTAGTAAAGCATTGACAGTGTCTAAAAAAAGTCCAATGAATAAGAAATTTGGAGCAGTGTTGCTTTATAAGGGAAAGGTGGTATCAATTGGATATAATTATTATGATAATGTTTATAAGGGTGATAATACACAGTGTCTTTTACGAGGTTAATAAATATAGTATTCATGCTGAGCAAAGTTGTATATCAAAGTGTTCAAAAAAAATAATATCGCAATGTACGTTGTTGTTGGTAAGGAATACGATTCAAACGGAAATATGTCCTTGTAAAAGTTGTAAAAAATTGATAAATAAATACAAAATAAAAAAAACCTATTGTATTACTATTTCGTAGGATATATACGCGTTTCGCAAACTCTTTTTTTATTTATCCAATTATTTTTAATGACACACTTTAAATAATATATATATATATATATATTATGTCTTTTTTATTTGATAGAGGAGCGCTAGGTAAACTACGTATCTTTTTAGAAACTATATTGGATTATTGTAAAACTGAATTATTACCAGGTAGAATGATTAATATACCTAATTTAATTACAAATGATGTACGATTTCCATTATATGGTTTGCATTCAACTGGATATGATTCATTAAAAAGTATATATGAAAACGGATTTGTACCAAAAAACAGATGGGGAATTTCCAAAGATGAAACTATTATAGCAATGTTTAGTGCTCCATTTGGTGATAATTATGACAAGATTGGTGGTGTACTCCCACTTAATTTTAATGATGGAATTTCATTGACTATTGGAATTTCACGAGCTTTGGCATTAGAAAAAAAACTTAAACCAGAGGATATAAATAAACAATATTTAGAATTTCCTATAATTTTGGCTTGTTTTACAAGTTCTCCAACTATAATAACCAGTGTATGGGTAAATGCATATGACAATAAGGATATTCATATTATTGGGCATTTTGATATAAAAATAGAGAAAGATGCGAATTATAATAAATATATAGATTATAGAGCTGTAAATAAAAAAAAAGCTGAGGGTAAAATGTATAAGTTAAATATTATAATTGATAAATTTAATTATTCAAAGGCGTTTTGGGATAATAATACTATACCTATATCATATTACAATGAAATAAAAAATTATACCCCTGATATCAATTTTCATATAGGAGGAAAAAATAAAAGAAAAACTCTTTGTAAAAAAAAAAGTAATAATAATAATAAAACGATAAAACGATAAAACTTATTGTAATCTAAATAATGAGTGTATAAATTAATTAATATCTTTATTATCAGAGTAAAGTTCGTGTAATATATTAATACTAATTGCTGATACAGTTAATGAAGTTAATGTGATACAAGTCAATATAATCATCATATTTTAAATATGTTATAATTATAACAATAATAATATATTTAAATAATTTATTAATGCTTATTAAAAAAATAATATATATAATACATAAATAATGGAAGCTAAAATTGATGAAATACTTGAAAGAACAAAGAACATTGAAAAAAGATTGGAGTTATTAGAAAAAAGTGCAACCACAATGGATGAACATATTGATTTTGTAGAAAATGTATATGATATAGTAAAAACACCATTTGCTTATGTATTAGGAACTTATTCAAGTAATAGCCAAAATAAATTACTTACATGCACTAAAAATGAAAACGAAAACCAAGATAAATTAAAAACAATTGGTAATGATAATAATGACAATGCGAATTAAAAAGAGTTTGCGAATATTTATTTATTTGTACCAAATTAATTGGCGTTTTTTATAAAAAATAAAAAAAATAAAACAAACACAATTTTATTTTTTTATTTTAATTGTTATATTTTTATATTCATATTATTACTTACCATTATTATTCAATCTTTTTCAAACGATACATTTCCAATTCCTTACACAAACTAATTACACATTCCTGCATTCGCTTCAACTTTAAAATTAATTCTTTTTCATCGCTCATTTTATTATTCCTAAACTTATCCATTTCCTTACTCAAACTATTCAATTTAAGGTTCAATATCTTTATTTCTATATTTAAATCACTGTGATGTGTCAAATTAAGAGATTTCAATTCCCTCATTTGTCTATTATTCTCACGAATTCTTGTACGACGGGTAATATTAATATCCATAATTTTATTAAAATTATTAATAGTGATTGATAATTACATCAACTAACAATTTTATCTTTTTCATTTTTTTTCAAGTATTCCTTTTTAAATTGTAAAAATCCATTAGAACGCTCCAAATCAAATGATGTCTTCAAATGTATCTGGGCTATTTTATATGCCTTTTGTTCCAATTCTGTAAAATTATCTACATATATCTTTGCTAATTCTTTATCACTAATCATACTTTATTAATAATTATTATCATATTATAATTATTAATTATTTTCATTTTTTTTATGTAATAATTTTGGATAAATATTAGTATGTAAAAGAGTAAAATATAAATTACTTATGATTCTTACTCCGTTGTTTTATACTTTTTGAAAGAATTGAAATGAATGGAATAATATAACGATGATATAACAATGTAATAATTTTGGATAAATATTAGTATGTAAAAGAGTAAAATATAAATTACTTATGATTCTTACTCCGTTGTTTTATACTTTTTGAAAGGATTGAAATGAATGGAATAATATAACGATGATATAACAATGTAATAATTTTGGATAAATATTAGTATGTAAAAGAGTAAAATATAAATTACTTATGATTCT